TAGTAGGTCTGAGCGCCCAGCTTTACGGCTTCTTCGGTAAATTCAATCTTTCGCAGTTCCATGATGCTAATCCTTATGCCGGGTCGGTGATTTCGTAATCAATCGCGCTGGTATCAACCGTGCCGCCGGAGGTGAGGGCTTGGCTGGTGCAGGTGGTTACGAATTTCAGCGATGAGGTGTTGTCGTGATAGGCAACATGAGTCGCCGTACCCGTTGCGGTAATGCTGGTACCAGTAACTGCCGCAAAGGTGTTTTTGCGCCCTGAGACATCCCCAGCGGCTGCTGTAATGGTTCCTACCGCCGTGTTGCCCGTAAGGGCCACCGCTGAGATACCCGCATAGTTCGCAGGCTCCGCTGAACAAATCGTGAAATGTGTCGCCTCAATCTGATCTAGCATCAGATCAATGATGGCGTCTGGTGTTGCCTTAGCCATTAGCTTTCTCCTTAGTGAATCGTGCCGGACAAAGCCGGTATTGCGTAAACTGAGCCGCGATATGCGGCATAAATAACGATCTGGCCGTTAAGCTCACCGATAACCAGCCCACCAAACAGGCAGACATCAATCGCCTGCGCCTGGGTGAGTCCGTCTACCGCGAGAACGTGATACTGCGTGAGTGTCGTGCTATCCAGCCCCTGTGATTGGCTTACGTCATCGAGGGCCAGTGCCTGCGCTGCTGCGCTTAGGGTGGCGTTGTCAACCGACTGCCCCTGCGTAATCCCGTTGGGCGCAAGGACGTGCATTTGCACCAGTTCCAATGCCTCAAGGGCTTGGGCTTGGGTGATGCCTTGAACACTCAGCACCCCGGCAACCGTCAGCAGTGCTTCGTCTATCGTCTGCGAGTGGGCAAGGCTCTGAACGTCCAGCGTACCCGCTGCAAGCAATGTAATGGCATCAATGCTCTGCCCCTGGGTCATCCCATTTGGAACGAGGACGTGCGCCTGTGTCAGCGTGATAGCGTCCAGCGACTGCCCCTGTGTCATGGAGTTAGGCACAATCGCATTGGCCTGCGTCAGCGTTGCATTGTCGATTGACTGGCTTTGCGCGAGGCTGTTTGCCGCGAGCGTATGGGCCTGCGTCAGTGTGACGTTATCTAAAGCCTGCCCATGCGTCACCCCCTGCACAGCCAGTACGTTGGCTTGGGTGAGCGTGATGTTATCAATCGTTACGGAGTGGCTGAGTGAGTCAGCCCCAACCGTCGTGCTGCCGCCGCCGACAATCCCAAAGGCCCCAATATCCCACTGAGTACGAGTTGCGCCGGTTATGTCATCGGTGAAGAACGCTGAAAGGTCTGTACCTGCGCCATCCAGTGCGCCGCCAGATGCGGGTCTGTAGTCCCCTGTTGATGGCGATACGAAGTCAACGCCATCCATAGTGCTGACGGTACTACCAATACTGCCATCTTCAGTAAAGTTATTAGCACCTATCGGTGTGCCAAAAATATCCTCTATTGCAAAACCCGCGACAACGCAGTTAGTTACCGTTGCGCTAGAGTCAGTAAGTATTCCGTATGTGGCTGTGCCAGAGCCGATCACTGTGCAGTTGTATATTTTTGCGTCTACTGAACCTGCGCGAGTTTCAATACCCCTGCCAGTAGTTTTAATGAAAGAGTTTTGTATTACCGATTGTCGGCCATTACCCGCTAATATAGTGTTAGACGCAGAGTCGGCAGACAAGTGACTAATGCTACACCTATCAACCACGTTACCGCTCTGCATGAGCAGCGCGGTTCCGCTTGTAGCAACCTCGATCTCCATCTCTTGTATTGTGATGTTTTTGGATTCTACCTGAAGGGCGTTTCCTGTCGTGGCAGTGAATTTTAGCTTTGCCCCACTACCGCGAACTGCACGAGGGACACCGTTAAACTCTGCCCCTGCTACTGGCCTAATGATTATTCTGTTAGTTGCGCTGGTAGTCCAAGCCGAGCCCATGCCAAGATTTGAGTCTACAACCTCTTGATCAAGAACTTCAGCAATAGCTATCTCGTCCAAAGCCACTAAATTGCGGGCCTGTGCAGCCTCCCACGACTCTAGGGCAGCATAGTCTCCGCCAGTGCCAATGGTATGGATCACCTCCGTTGGCATTTACACAATCTCAGTGTGAAACGGCTGCCCCTGATCGTCATAGGCCACAAGGAAACGCTTCTCAGACACACCACCCGCGCCGTTATCCACGAACGCCTTGATGGTGAAGAACTTGAGGTCGGGGCGCTTTGGCCCTGCATCGTCCTCGACGTAGCGCATCCACGTACCTGCCGCTTTCTGCGCCTCCAGATAGCCGACAGCGGTCATCGTGTCAGCAACGGGAGTAAGCACCTGTTGATTCACCAGCACGGTCTCAGCGGCTTGCGGAGGCAGCACTACCTGAACACCATTACCGTCAAGTACCGGGTCGCCAGCGGTGTGCAGAACAGTCACACCGTCCTCGGCCAGCACGTCCTCGGCGTAGGTCTGAGGACCAGCCACCTTGCCGATATTCAGCACCGTGAACCGAAACGCCTTCATCGGCTGGAAGGTTCCAGCGGGTCCGATTTCAATAACAGGGACCGTCCACGTTTCGGGTAGCGGCGCACTGTCGCTGTTCGCCATCTTGGACATCGTGCCGACCCAGACGCATTTGGTCTGTAGGTCTGCGAGTAGTTCTGCTCGGTTCATATTAAATATCCTACTAGTTTTCGTATAATCAGTGTTGCCCGAAGGTGAGCGAGTCGGTTTCTCTCTATTTCAAACTCGTAAGGAGTAACTGCATTTGTCATCCCTTTCCCGGCTAGGACCATCTCTTGCCCAGTTATTTCTTTATGCAGGGTGAGATAGCTAGACATTGTAAGTTTGTCGTAGCTTTTTCTTAAACGCAATTTCTTCTTCCGCCCGTTTTTCATCAGCTAACCAAGCCAGCTTGCAATGATCTTTTTGTAGAAAGAAGATAGAATTAATTATACGCCTAACCCACTTTTTTCCTTTCAAATGATCTTCAAACGCTTTACCCGAGATAGACTGGTTAGCGTGACGAGTATAGCCTACACCCCTACCTACAAAAGCAGAGAAAGCGTCTAAAACGCTAATAAGCCAGTCCATTAGGTAATAGTCGCAATTACTGTTGCGATGTTCAAAGCAATAGTTTCGCCATCAGCTAGAGTAATGCTTGAACCATAATCCCAATAACCGATAAGTGGGTCGCCTGTAGCGGTATCGTTGTAAAGGTAGACATACCGGAACGGTCCTACGCTTCCACCAGAGGCTGTCAGAACTTCATTATCGCCATCAAAAGAAAGAACACCAGAAGACAACGTACCTGAAGTTGTACTAACAGTACGATCTTCTACTAGGTTAGTGTAAGCAATCTCGGTTACGTTAGCCAAAACCCCATTACCATCAGAAGCAGGGTTCGGTGTTTCTGACGCTGGAGCCGTGTTGCTCAGCGCGTACTTAAATACGTGTGTGTCGAAGTTATGGACTGCATTTGACAAGTCCTCTACGAAATCATTAATCTTGTTAAATGTTGCCATATTGAAAAAATCCTTTTAGTAAAAAAGCCCCCCGAAGGGGGCTTAGAAAGGTTAAACGATGTTAGGCACAGCCATAACAATACCAGCTTCAGTGCGGAAGTTCTTAATACCGTACAGGCAATCAGCCACGTACAGAGTACCAAGCCATTCCAGCTTATCCTGAATCTGTGAACGGATGTTCATCTGCTCTGCGAGAATAAACGCATCACGATGGAACAAGAACGCACCACGGATATCGACAGTAGCAGCATTATTACCTGCGGCAGTTTCGATAACAGGACACTGAGTTGATACGTATACAGGGATACCATACACTTCACCAAACTGACCAGAAGCAACCCCTTTGGAGTTAACGAAGTCAGAAGAGTTGAAGCGGTCAATACCGAGCATACGGTTCTTCAGGGCCGGAGGAACTACAAGGTAGCGATTATCCATCGGTACATCGTTGTCATCCAACTCTTGAATACAACCACGCAGAAAATCATCTTCAAAGATATCTACGTTAGCTACAGTACCTTCTGCGTAAGCAGACTTACCGTTGGTTGCATCGTTAAAGAAGCAAGCGTTGTGAACCCAGTTAGCAGCAGCCGGGGTAGCGGTGTAAGTACCATTACCAAGACCAGTACCGAGAGTGAACAGATCGCTGTCCATCTGACGAGCAAGGCCGTAACCAGCATCATCAGTGTAGAAGGAACGAAGCGAATCTAGTGCTTGTACTTCGGTGATATCTTCAATCAGACGAGAGAACTCGTAATGCTTGTCGATAGTGATAACGACTTCTGATTCAGTGTTATTCTGAACAGTAACCGCTTGGTTTTCAACCTTCAGGTTGGCTGCGCCACGAACGGGAGCAGGAACGTGAATGGTGTCACCTTTTTTACCGTTCATGGGCATCTTTTTAACAAGATTTGACATTACTAGGTTGGCTTTAAACGCTGCGCGAATCTCGTCACTCCAAAGTTCTGGAATAAACGTAGCCGCGCTAGTGTTATCTACAAATCCGCCAGTAGCGGGATATACTGAAGTAGCCATTAGACTAATCTCCTATTAGTTTAACGAACTCTACCATCCCTGTACGCTTGTTTTAGCGATGGTAACAGGGCTTGATATCGTTCAGGGTCTTTGATCCTTAGATCAACAATAGCTTCCCGAGACAGGATAGGTTTACCCCGTGTCTCCGAAGATGCTTTTCCTGAGCCAGTGGAAGCTTTATTCAAATCTTTCTTCCGGCTGGCCTGTGCAGCTTCACCTACATCCGAATTGTACGCTTTAGTCTCTTTGTACATATCAAACAGTTCAGATGCACTCTCATAATCGAACTGGTTATGAGCTTGCATGAACAGCTTCTGTCGCAATTGAGACTTGCCCACCCACTCACCAAACTTCGGATCGTTTGACAACTGTACAGCGTCAGGGTGACGTTGGAGCAATTGTTGGGCTGCGTTCTGACGAGTCATTTGATCGACCGTCTGCTTAATCTTCTGATACTCAGGATCAGAGTTAAACACTTCTTTTGCAGTTTTAGCTGTAGCGCCCTTAGGGTCTTCAAAGAAGTCCACTTCGGGTTCCTTCGGTGCTGTTTCAGAAGTTTGGGCTTTGTGAACGATATCGTCTACAATCTTCCGTAGCTCACCAACCTCGTTCCCTTGCTTGCCTATCAACCTTTCAGCATCTTGGTGCATCCGAATGATTTCCATTGCAGACTTACCGCGATACTTCTCTGGAATTTCCTCTTCTTGCTTTTGAGGTTCCTGTGGTTGTTCTTCAATTGAGTCCGATTGCTCGGGTTGCTCTGCTGCAAACAAGCTTTCGTCAAGTTGCATATCGTCGTTATTGCCTTCTTCTACCATTGTTGTTCTCCGTCAAAGATTATGGAGTTAGTCTGATGACCGTTTTGCCATCCGTTCGTGGTGACGAGCCCATTTAAGTGTTGCGCCGGGGAAATCCCCACTTATAGGGTCGAGGAATGTTTTACCACCACTGATCACTCGGGTAGCTGTACCGCCGCACTTGCACCGTACTTGGCGAGTGTTGCTACTTACCGAGTGTTCCTCTAGTTCGTTACACTTGGAGCATCTGAAATCAAAAATCATCGGTATAATCTTCTTCTTCAGGATCGTCCAGTGCTTTTCTTACCATGTCAGGAAGAGCTAGCAATTGCATAGTCTCAAATACCCTGCCCTTGTTAAAGAAAAGTTGTTTCTCAGAATCTACTGAGCCAAGTTGGTTAAGAGCGTCTTGCTGTTCCTTAAGTCTGTCGCTCAGACATTTCCATCCTTCGGACTGAAACATCTCATGCAATAACTCTTGTTCCTTCTTGACATCCATTAGGCAGCTTCCTTAGCAGTAGCTTTAGCTGGTGCTTTGGTCTGCGTCTTCTCCTTCAATAGTTCTGCTACTTGCGCTTCTAGTGCTTCGATGCGAGCAATGTGCTTAGCATAGCTAGCATTGATTTGCTGCATTGCATCGTTAAACTCTACTTTACTGACTACCATTGACATTCTCCTGCTGGGGTGTCGGTTGTTGTTGTTGTTGCTGTCTTGCTGCCTGAGTAGCTTGCTTCTCTTTCAGACGGAAGTCAGCTTGTGCCATTGTACGGTCAAACTTCATCTGGCTAATTTTCATAACCTTCTCAAAGTCATCTGCTGAATCGTTATTGATTTCAGTAGCAGCATCGACCATATCAATTTGCATCTTGAGCGGCATTAACCTAGCTTCTTCGTTGTACTTGGCTGCTCTGGCCTTGAACTCTTCTGCCTGAGCTTGGAATACAGCGATCTGAGCTTGGTGCTGCTCTTGCTGTTGTTGCATTTGCATCTGCTGCATTTGCATTTGCTGTTCATTCGGCTTAGCAGCCTCCTGTAGCTGAGCAATAAGAGCTTCCCGGTTAGAGAGGTTCATATTGTCGATAATGCTTTGTAGCAGAGAGCTATACAACGGTGAGTCGGGAGGCATAGTTTGCAGTAGCTGTGTAAGCTGGCTAACCTCATACTCCCGGGCCATTATCCCTAGCGAAGACGTAACAACAAAGTCGTAGTCTTGTACAGGGAAATGTTCTGGATCAAACTGCATGTAACGCCATGCAGACTTGCGTACAAACGGGATAAGGAAGCTTTCTTGGAAGTTGATCAATGTACGCTTTTGACGCTTGATGATAGCGCCAAGAGACATTGAGATTCCAGCAGCCGTAGCCTCTCCGTTAATCTGTCCTGCAATACCAGCACTGTCTACAGCACCAGTAGCCATCTGAACCATCTTGCTCAGACTATCCGTTTCCATAAAGGAGGATTGGGGAAGATCACCAAATCTGAATGGATGGAGGATTTCTTGCGGGTTTCCATTGGTTAGGATTTGCTTACCGGGCTGAATTTGCAGCTTTTGTCCGAGCATAGGCAATCGCGTTGCGTCG